GACTTCCCGCTGCTGTTTTCCAACCTGGCCGGCAAGACTCTCGACGCTGCCTATCAGGAGGAGCCCCACACCTGGCGACCGATCGCCCGTCAGCGCAACCTGCCCGACTTCAAAAACGCCAACGATTTGATTGTCGCCGGTGCACTCACCCCTGAGGCACTTCTGGAGGGTGGTGAGTACAAGGCCGGCACTCTGGTTGAGGCCCAGCACACCTGGAAGCTGGCCACCTACGCCCGCAAGGTGACCGTTACCCGCCAGGCCATCATCAACGATGATCTGAGCGCCCTGGAGCGGGTTCCTGAGATGCTCGGCCGCGGTTTCCGCCGGCTTGAAAGCAACATCATCTGGGGCCTGATCACCGGCAACGCTGTCACCAGCGTGGACAATGTGGCGCTGTTCAATGCAGCCCACAACAACATGGGCGGCTCCACCGGCCTGGCGATTACCACCAGCGGGTTCAACACCGCGAAGAAGGCCATGCGCAAGCAGACCGACCTGGCTGGCAACACCATCAACCTCACGCCTTCCTATCTGATGGTGCCCACGGATCTGGAGAGCACCGCTCTGCAGTTCCTGTTCCCGTCCGGTTTCGCACCTTCCGCCCGCACCGGCGACAACGGCCCTGTGGTGAATGCCCAGACCGCCAACATGGAGCTGATCGTTGAGCCTCGCCTCGACGGTAATGCCGATGTGTGGTATCTGGCCGTGAGCCCCGGCGCTGTGGAGGGCATCGTGTACGGCTACCTGGCCGGCGAAGAAGGTCCCACGGTGACAACCACCGAAAAGCGCGACCCCGATGGTGTGGAACTGCTGGCCCGATTTGACTTCGGCGCTGCGGTGAAGGACTTCCGCGGGTTCTACCGCTCCAAGAACGTCTGATCCCAACCCTGACCCCTTCGCATTGATCCCATGAAGAACTACGTCCAAGACGGCAAGTACATCGAGTTCACCGCCGGCGCCACCATCACCAGCGGCCAGCTGGTGCAGGTGGGTGATCTCCACGGCGTGGCCGTGACCGACGTGGCCAATGGCGCCACCGGCACCCTGGCCCTGGAGGGTGTGTTCACCCTGCCCAAGCTCACCGCCGCGTCTGGCGATGCCACCACCGCCGGCGGACCGGTGTATTTCAGCTCCGGCAGCGTGTCCGGTACTGACAGCTCCGGCGCCCGCAAGAAGGTGGGCTATGCGCTGGCTGTCGCTGCTCAGGCGGCGACGACAGTGCGGGTGTTGCTTGACAACTGACCAACCCTGGCCCTGGGCAACTGGGGCCCAACCATTTTTGAGGACTGAACAATGGGCGCGGCAGTTGGATTCATCGGCAGGGACGGACAGGGCCGGACTGTGAGCACGGTTGACCTCATGCCCACCGACCCCCTGGGTATCCCCGGCGCTGCAGGTTCCCTTGTGGGTTGCAGCAGTTCTGCTGCTGCCTGCCTATGCCATGCTGGCTGAGTTCATCCAGCCGTAAAAACGCCTGTAAACTATAAACAACACCACCGATCACGCCATGACTGTTGAAACTCGCGCAGCATGGATGATCGGCACCTATCGCAACGTCGTCCTTGCGCCGAGTCCACCAAATGGCCCGACTGCGCAGAAGTTCGGCTGGGCTGATGTTCTAGCCCGGCTCGCGCTGAACCCTGCCGACCCGGCGCCTGTTGCCCGGCTCATGGCGCTGCTGACCAGCACGCAGTATCGGTTCAATGAGTCGTTCATGCCTGCTGGCGCGGGCTGGATCCTCTGCAAGCACTGGGACCGCTTCACGCCGGAGCAACGGGCCACGCTGGTGGCCAAGCTGAAAACAATCAGCGGCCTGCTCAGTCATGGCACTGAAAACCATTTCCTGATCAAATACGTCGGCGCCTCGCTATTCGCCCAGCTCTGGCCCAGCGAAACGGGTTGGTATGACGCGATTACCAAACGGCGCATGTCAAGCGCTGAGTTTGGCGCTGTCGTGAAACAACGCCTGCTGGTGACGCTGAGCAGCTATTTCGACAAGGCCTATAACGAACACCTCTCCCCGAACTACCTGCCGGTCCATCTCTACCCGCTGCACGCGCTCTATAACTGCACCTCCGACCCAGAGCTCAAGGCCGCTGCCGATGCCGTGCTCACGTATCACGCCGCAGACATGGCGGTTAACTTCTTTCACGGCAACACCATCGCGCCATTCAACCGGCCTGGCCCCTACCGGAACATCGACCCGCAGCGCAACACGATCCTCAACACCCACCTCAAGGCGCTGTACTGGCTGTATTGGGCTGAGCTGATGCCGGTCAGCGACACCCCGCCGATGCGGTTCCCGTCGCTGAACTCGTTTGAGGAGGCCCGCCACTTCGCCGTGTGCGCTGCCATCTCCGCCTGGCGCCCGCCTGCGGTGCTGACTGATCTGGCCGCTGGTGCTGGCGTGCCGTTCACCCTGCGCGGGTCTGCCGCAGGGTTCGGAGAGTTCGCCCGTGGTGATGCTGCCTACACCGAGCGCACCGTTTACCGCCATCAGGAGTACGCCATCGGCTCAGGGAACTACACCACCAACATCAACAGCCCAGTGCCAGCCCGTGGCCGTGGCCTGAGTGAACGCATCGGCCATCAGGTCCTGCTCAAGACCAGCAAACCGCTGGCCGAGATCACCTGCACTCACCCCTATTGGCGCACTGCCCCTAGCCAGTACGCCTGGCTCAGCCGCAGCTCACCGTTTCAGCAGAACGCGCAGCACGAATCCACGCTGATCAGCCTGTTCAACATCCCGGCGGTCGATCCGTTCAAGGGCCGCACCGACCGGACGTGGGAGCCGTACCGGGGCAGCGTGATTCAGCAGGCGTGGATCCGCTGGCCTAAGGGCCTCGACGAATACGCCACCGCAGACGGCTGGCACTTCCTGCGCGAGGGCTCCAGCTACGTCGCCATCCGCGCCTGGGGCCCGTCGGAGCTGATCTCCGGCGAGTTCCCCGATATGACAGTTCTGCGCAGCAGCGGCGCTCAGAACGTCGTGGTGATGGACGTGGCCACCACTGCCGAGTTCCCCTCCTTCGCCGCGTTCCGCGCTGCCGTGCTGGCTGCTCCGCTGTCGGTCGATCTGGCAGGTCCGAGCGTCACCTATGGGAGCGTGCGCGGCGACATCATCACCGCATCCTGGGGAACGTTCAACCCGGCCAGCCAGATCATCGAATCGTTCCCGCGTCTGGCGGTGAACGGCCAAGCTCAGCCTGCTCGATCGACTGCCGTCATCCAATCGGGGCCCATCAGCCTGAGCAACCGGCAGCTCAAGGTGAAGACTCCCGCTGGCAGTCTGTCCGTGGACTGGAGCGGCAGCCTGCCGGTGCTCTCCTGATGTTCTCAATCCTGTTCATCGCTGCCTGTTGGATCCTCATCCCATGGCTGGCGACATCCACCACGATCCCCCTGCCGCTGCTCCTGCTGCTGATCCTGCCGGTACTGGTGCTGTTGGTTGACCGGATTCAGCCATAGCCTGTTCCCATGACCTCCTGGACCCGCCTACATACCCGGATGTGGGACACCGCATCCCGCCGGCTGGGCCGCGTGCCCGTGGTGGCGGGCGCCGTAAGCACAACCGGAATCTTTGATGAGAAGTCCGAGCTCGTGCTCGATGAGCAGGTGGTGAGCGTGGAAAACGCTCTGACCGTCCGCACCAGCGAGCTAGGCCACCTGCGCTACGGAGCCAGTATCACCGTCAATGGCGTGGCTTACCGGGTACGCCACGAGCCGATGCGGATGGCCGATGGCCTGCTCTGCGTGATCTCACTGGAGAAAGCATGACCACCAAACGGGAGCAGATCTTGGCCGCTGTCGCCACCGCCCTGGCATCAACCAGCGGCGCCACGGGCAGGGTGTACCGCTCCAGGCAGGAACCCCTCAGCCGCAACGAATCGCCAGCGGTGGTGATCCAGCCAGGCCCGGAGCCGAAGTCTCCCGAGCCGGTCAGCACCTGCAAGATCGACCACACCCTCACCCTGGTGGTGGCCGTCTACGCCCGGGGCACAATCCCCGACCAGGTGGCCGATCCGGTGGTGAAGTCCGTTCACAGCCTGCTGATGGCAGACCGCACCCTGGGCGGGCGGGTGATGGACATCTGGCCCCTGGCTCGCGATCCGCAATTCTCTGAGGCCGACTTGGCCGCTGTGTGGGAAGTGCTCACCTACCAGGTCCGCTATCGCACAAGTGTCACCGACCTGGGGTCTTAGGCAAGCTCCATAGGCTGAGGATGCGGAATCTCAGCCCTGGGTATGCCCCGTTCCAAACCTGAGCCAGATCCCCGGCCCACCGATGGCGGCAGCTACCTGCTGTGCCCGGATACCGGCAAGTGGATCGACCAGGAAGCGCCGGCACCCGTGGCACCCGCTCCCATTGCCCCCATCGACGCCCTGAGCGATGACCCTGCTGACTCGTAAGCGGCTGCTCATGGCGGCCGTTGAATCCACCTATGGCACTGCCGCCACCTTCGCCGGCACCGATGCCTTGCTGGTGAGCAACCTCGATATCACCCCGCTGGACGTGTCCCTGCTCGACCGCGAGCTGGTGCTGCCGTTCTTCGGCAACCGCGAGAAGGTGGTCAGCCAGCGGATGGGCTCGGTGACCTTCGACGTTGAGATCGCCGGATCCGGCACTGCCGGTACCGCACCCCGCTGGGGCCGCTGCCTGAGGGCCTGCGGGTTTGGCGAGACGGTGGTAGGAGCCAGCCCCGGCCCGGCCAGCGTCACCTACGCCCCGGCCAGCAGCAGCATCGTCGGACTGTCGCTCGACTTCAACGCCGACGGCAATCGCCACCTGCTCACCGGCTGCCGCGGCACCGCCACCCTGAACCTGGCGGTGGGCGAGATCCCTCGAATCAGCTTTGAGTTCATGGGGATCTACAACGCCGTGACCGCTGCAGCAGCGACGGCGCCCACCTTCGCCAACCAGGCCGCTCCGGTGGTGGTGAACTCCACCAACACCACCGGAGTGACGGCGTTCAGCTTCAGCGCCTGCATGGAGAGTTTCTCCCTGGCGCTGAACAACGAAACGCCATTCCGGCAGCTGGCCGGCTGCAGCCAGAGCATCCCGATCGTCGATCGGGCCCCCAGCGGTGAGCTGGTGATCGAGTCCCCGATTGTTGGCAGCAGCTCCGGCCAAAAGGATTTCTTCGCCGCAGTGTCGGCGCAGACCCTTGGCGCGATCGGCTGGCAGCACGGCCAGACCGCTGGGAACATCGTCACCTTCAACGCCCCCACCTGCAATCTGGACGGCCCCAGCTATGCCGATTCCGATGGCGTGATGATGCTCAACCTGCCATTCATGCCGGTGCCCACCAGCGCAGGCAACGACGAGTTCACCCTGGTGCTCACCTGATCCAGGGCACTGTTCACCACTCACAGCTAACCCATGGCATTCGTTCTCAAGCAGTCGGCCAGCTACACCTGGCCGGTGCCCCTGCTCATCCCCGTGGATGGCGGCCGGCGGGAGAAGCACAGCTTCGATGCTGAGTTCAAGCGGCTGCCGCAGAGCCGGATCAACGAGATCATCAAGCTGGCCCGGGCCCTGGAGCTCGGCCGCGCCGATGAGGAATCGCTGGATGACAAGACCGCCGCAAAGGAAATCCTGATCGGCTGGGCGGGCATCACCGACGACAGCGGCAAGGATGTGCCGTTCAGTGAGGCTGCACTGGATCAGCTGCTGGAGATCCCCACCATCGCAGGCCAGATCATCCGCGCCTGGTTCAACTCCATGGAGGTGGCCAAGAAGGGAAACTGACGGGCGCTGTCGATCACTGGTGGCACGGTGATGGCGGCGCCAATGATGACCTGCTGGCAGACCTGAAGGCCTACGGAGCTGATGCCAGTTGCCTGCCGGAGAGTGTCCTACAGCCCAAGACATTTGAGGTGTGGCCTGAGCATGAAGACGCTGTGATGCTGTTCCTGCAGTGCCAGACCCAGTGGCGTGTTGGCGGCTCCGGCGTGGTGGGCCTCGACTATGCCGTGGTGTTGCAAATGATGGATCTTTACGCTGTGGGTAACCGGCGCCAGGCTCTGGAGGATCTGCAGATCATGGAGAGCCGCGCCAAGGAACTGATCAACAAGGCGGCTGAGCCGAAGCAGCCGAAGAAGGGAGGGAAGCGGTAATGGCGATGAACATGGAAGCGGTCCTGAGGATCGCGGCGAAGGTTACAGGTGCGCAAGAAATCAGCGCATTGCGGGACAACCTGGACTCCCTGAATCAATCCAGCGGACTGGCGCGAAAGAGTTTCAACGACGCCCCGAAAGAGGCCAACGAAGGATGGGCGTCTTCTGCGCTGAAAGTTGCCGGCCTCACTGCGGCAATCGGCACCTCGGTGATGGCGGCTGTCCAGTTTGAGTCCGCCATTGCCGACGTTCGCAAGGTGGTTGACGGACTGGAGACCCCTGCCGCATTGCAGGAGATCAGCGGCGAGATTCTGGAGCTCTCAAGCCAGATGCCAATCGCTGCAGAGGGGTTTGCCCAGATCTATGCGGCCGCGGGGGCGTCGGGCATTGCGCGAGATGAGCTGAGAGGCTTTGCAGTCATGGTTGCGCAGGTGGCCACGGCCTTTGAAATGACCGCAGAAGAGGCCGGCCGATCATTGGCTCAGCTGCGCGTCTCCCTGGGCCTGTCCAATAAGGAAGTCGGTTCGCTGGCCGACATGATGAACTACCTAGAAAACAGCACGGGCGCATCAGCGTCTCAGCTGGTGGAGTTTATGACCCGATCTGGCGCCGTCGGTCAGATGGTGGGACTCACGGCCGGGCAGACCGCTGCATTTGGCGCGGCAATGGTGCAGGCCGGATTTGAAACGGAAGTGGCCGCCACCAGCTTCAACAACATGGTTAAGGCGCTCAGCCGCGGGCCCTCCATGACTGAGCGCCAGGTGGACGCCCTGCGCCGGCTGGGCTACAGCATGGCGGACGCCAAGCAGGTCGAATCCGAGCTCACCCGAGAGGCAGAGACCGCCAGCCGCCGACGTGTGGATGCGGCCAGGTCTCAGAAGGATCAGGTCGTCCGCCTGGCCCAGGAGCAAAGCGACCGCAGGATTGAGATCGCCCGCGATGAAACCGACCGATTGAGCAGGGAGATCAACCGGCGGTACCGCAATGAGCAGCAGGCGCTGCAGGATAACTGGGACGACCAGGCCAAGATTCAAGAGGACCGCCTGCAGGATCGCGCAGACGCACAGATCAAGGCCCTGCAGCGCCAGGAACGGGCCGAGATCGACTACGTGCAGAAGATCGCTCAGGCTCAGAAAACCGACACCACAGCCGCTGTGGACCGCATCCGAGACGCTTACGAGGCGCGGATTGAAGCCGTCCGCGATCAGGTAGACCGCGAGTTGACGGTGCAGCGCCGGGCAGCCCGAGATCAGCAGCAATTGATTCGCGATCAACTGGATGATCGCAGGGAGCTTGAACTGAAGGCGAATGCAGATCGCCTCTCGCTGGTGGAAAAACAGGAAGATGCCTTTATGGATGGGCAGAAGGCCGCCGCAGAAGGCCGGTTCAAGGCCATTGAAGAGGCTGAGAAGTCTTTCGTTGAGAGGGCCAAGGCCAACGCGAAAGCAACAGGAGAGTCGCTGGCAAAGGCCTCGACTCAGAGCTTTGCCGATCGGATGGAAAGGGACGCCATTGGCACAATCACCGAAGTGCTGGGCAAGATCAGCAACCTGCCCAAGTCTCAGCAGTTGTCTGTAATCAGCGATCTGTTCGGCGATGAGGCAAAGGCACTGTCGCCATTGATCAACAACATTGGCGAGCTAGATAGGATTTTGGCACTGTCAAACGACAGCACCAAAGCCGCAGGTTCGGTACTCAAGGAATACGCTACCCGGAGCGCTACTGCCGAAAATCAACTCAAACTGCTCAATAACGGATTTACCCAGCTGAGAATTGAGCTGGGCAATGCTTTCTTGCCAGCGCTTGCAGCCTTGCTGCCGCCGCTGACGACTGTAATCAACGCCTCCGCCAGTCTTGTGAAGGCGCTGCAGCCTGCGATCAGAGCCGTTGCTGGCCTCCTGGCCTTCGGCTATGTGGTGCCTTCAATCGTTTCGTTCGTCGGTGCCATCAGCGGGGTTGTGGCGATCTTCTCCGCTACGAAGTGGATCTCAGGCCTGGCATTGCTGGCTGGGCTACCAGGCCCCATCCGGCTTCTGGCCGCGGCATTCACGCTGTTAGGTGTCGCCGCAAGTCCGCTGGGGCCAATCCTCAACGCTGTGGTGATCGGGCTAACGGCGCTGCAGTTCTTGAACTTTGCCAAGAGCTTCATTGCCTTCATTCCTGCAACGGTTGCTGCTCTGACGGGATTCATCAGCTTCCTGTCCAGCACCGTGGTCCCGGCACTGCTGGCGTTCTTCTCTGGCCCCGTCGGCTGGACCGTGCTGGCCATCGCTGCGGTGGTGGCCATGGCGATCGCGTTCCGCAAGCCGATCATGGAGTTCTTCGGCTGGCTCGGCGGCGCCATCGCCAACGGCCTGCAGGCGCTGTGGAAGTGGGGTGAGCCGATCAGGCAGTTCTGGATTGGGGTGTGGGAGGGGATCAAAGGATTTGCCACCGCCTACTTTGAGTTCTTGGGTGGCGTGGCGACCTGGGGTCTGAACAATGTGCTGGCCATCGCCAACACCCTGCTGGTACTGCCCTGGGTGCTGCTGTGGACGAAGGTGCTCAGGGACCCGGCTACTGCCATGTTCCGCTGGCTGCTGGGCACCGTCACCGCCGGGTTCAAGGCTGTCACCGTGGCAATCGACAACCTATTCGTGAAGCCCTGGGTTCTGATCTGGAGCAAGGGCATCCGCGAGCCGGTGAGCGCCGCTCAGGAGTGGTTGCGCTCCAGCGTGTTTGAGCCGCTGGGCAAGGCCTTCGCCGCCTATGTCACCGAGCCGATCACCAACGCCTGGCGTGCCGTGACCGAGTTCATGCCCCGGGCCATGCAGACCGTGGCCGATTTTGTGCAGGGCCTGTGGACCTCGATGGTGGGCAGCATCCAGAACGCCGTGCGGGGGATGTTTACGTTTATCGCCACCGCCGCCAATCGTGTGCGCAGCCTTGTGAACGTGTTGATCAGCGCTTACAACCGCCTGGCCAGCGCCGTGGGCGGAACCCAGCTGGCGCTGGTCGGAGAGATCACCGTCCCCGCCTTCGCCCAGGGCGGCGTCGTCAGCCGCCCCACCCTGGCCATGGTGGGCGAGGGTGGCGAGCGCGAGTACATCATTCCCGAATCAAAGATGCAGGCCGCCAGCTCCCGCTTCCTGGCGGGGCAGCGTGGTGCCGGGGTGGTTCCATCTGGTTCCAGTCCCTCGGCTTCCACAACCTCAGCCCCTCAAATCAGCATCACCACGGGCCCGGTGATGCAGCAGCAGGACGGCAGCCGGTGGGTCAGCGTGGAAGACTTCGAGCGGGGCCTGCAGCAGGTGGCAGAGCAGATGGTGGGCACCCTGCGCACGCCGCAGGCACGCACCGCGTTGGGGTGGAGCTGAGCGATGGCCAGGGCACAGGCGCAGTTCCTCAAGCTCACCGACACCTCGGGGATCGTGCGCGAGCGGTGGCAGTCGTTCTGGTCAACGCCCGTGACCTGGAGCAGCCAGCAGTGGGACTATGTGGAGTTCATGGCTGACGGGTTTGTCGAGGGCGACGGCGGTACGGAGCAATCGATCAGCGTCAAGCTCCCTGCCACACCCCGGGCCGTGGTGAGCTGTGAGCGGGCGCTGGCGGCCGGCTGGGTGGCGGAGCTGCAGATCTACCAGTTCGATGACTTCCAGGCACAGGCAGGGCCGATCGCCACGCAGGAACTGATCGCGCAGTTCAACGGGCAGGTAGTGGGCGCGTCGGCAACGGTGACTGCGTTCGTGCTTGAGCTCGGCAGCGCCCTGGCCCCGGTCGGCGCCACCGTGCCGCCACGGGTGCTCACCACGGCGATCATGGGCGCGGGGTGCCGGCTATGACGTTCCTCCGCGGCATTGATCCCCTGCCCCTGCTGGCGATCCAGGCCGGCGAAGTGCCGACACCGGCAGCGCAGACCGGCGCAAGTGGCGCCAACGTCTTCGACCAACCACAGCGGGCGCATGTGATCGGTGAGCCGGTGCCGATCGTGTTCGGTCGTGAGCGCAACGGCTACGGCGGCGTGTTCGTTTCCCCAGGCGCTACCGAGTGCCGGTTTGAGAACGACGAAGAGAACGCCGTGACCGCGTTCTACCACCTGGTGTTGAGCGAGGGCCAGATTGGCCAGCTCCAGGTGCGGGACGTATTCCAGCAGCAGTGCCGGGTGGGCAGTGCTGTGCAGACCTACAACCGCCGGGCCGGGACCTGGGAGCCGGGGAACTTCATCGTTGCCCGGGAGGGCTACACGATGCCGGAGGCGTCGTATTACTGCGGCACGGTGGGCCTGTACCCGGGGATCTCGACGATGGCCTTTCAGGTCACGATTCCGGATGGGTTCGACGTGTGGAACCGCCAGGTTCATGTGTTCGTGCGCAACGGGATGCAGGTCAAGCGCTGGCAGGATGATCAGGCATCGGCCAGTAGCGACTCGTTCGCTGATCTGGCCTACTGGCTGATGCAGCGCTCCGCCAGGATCCCTGAGTCGCTGATTGACACCAGCTCGATTGCCGCGGCCAGCCAGTTCCTGTTTGAGAACAACCTCACCACGAACTGCTGGCTGCGCGAGTCGGTGAACTTCCCCGACCTGATGAGCCGGTGGGGGAAGTATCACCTTCTCAGGCTGACCACCATCAACGGCAAGCTGGGGCTGAGGCCACTGTTGCCGACCCTTGAGAACGGGGCGATTAACACCTTCAACCAGACCCTGGCCTACACGTTCACCGACGACCTGGTAATCCCCGGTTCGGTTGATATCCGGTATTCCAGCTGGAACACCCGCCAGCCGTTCGTGGCGCAGATGATCTGGCGGCAGGAGTTCGAGGACTGCCCGAGCATCATTCGCACCACTGAGGTGAGGTACGCGGGCACGGCGCCGAATGGCCCCTATGAGTCGCACGACCTGTCGGCGTTCTGCACCAGGGAAGAGCACGCCGTGAGGGTGGGCGCCTACATCCTCTCCAAGCGTGTGCGTAGCACCCACACGATCCGGTTCAAGGTGCGCCCGCAGTCCCATAACACCCTGGTCAATCAGGGCAGCCTGGTGCGGGTGCGACTGGCGCGTAATCCATTCGGTGGCTCCGCCGGGTTCCATGACTACTACTACGAAGTGGAGCGGATCACCAAGACCCTGGCCGGCGATGTGCAGTACGAGTGCAGCCATGCCCCGGTGGGCGATGACCTCCAGAGCCTGATTGCCGTGGACGTGGCGAACGCTCAGGACAGCATGACATTCTTCGCCTGCAACTTCACCGGCGTGGGCTGCGACGTGAACGGGTTTGATGACACCACGCCGCTACCTGATGACGAGTTCCTGATTCCAGATGAGGATCCGCCGGGCGAGATCCCGCCGATTGATCCGGGCGGCGGTGGAGGCGGCGGCGGTGGAGGCGGCGGCGGTGGAGGCGGCGGCGGCGAGCCGGAGCCTGAGACTGACCCCGACGACGAACTCGACCGCAGGCCCAATGTGTTGCTGGGCTGCCCGAATCCTGCTCAGAACTTCTTTGATGGGCAGCCGCCTGTTGGCGTGCCCGCCAACACTCCAACGGTTGCGCTGATCGGCAACCTGGATCTTGAAGGGAACCTGATCCCTGAGTCCGTGGTGAGAGTCCCGACGACTGGATTCTCTATTCCGGTTTACCCGCCAGGCGAGCTAGGTCTCAATGCAGCGGGAGGATTCGATTGGAATTACAGATCTGTTTCGTTTGAGTATGAGTTTGAGGACGAGTCTTACACCACTGATCCATGCTTGCTAGTTGATTCTGACCCTAGCCCGCCATCAAGAGACGGAACCTACGACGCAGGCGGAAGAGATTTAACCATTAAGGGTATAATCGACGCGGATGCAACTTTCTGCGAATGCTCCGCCCCCTTCACATGCACGCCTGTGCCCAACGTATCAAAAGAACAAAGCATAACTTTAGAAGGCGTCTTAACAATTCAGGTAACTAATCTTGATTTTGACGGAGGCCCCGGCCGCACATGCGAAGGCGGCGGCCCTTCCAATTACGCAGTGCCCGGCCTAATCGTCAGGGTCACAAGAGTAGCCCAGCCAGCATTGACTATCGTTATGAACCTAGGCGGATCCAATTTATTTGTGCTCTACAAGAGCGTCCAGTGGTCGGAATCGCGTAACATTGAAATTACATTTGATGATGATCCTGATAACCCTGTCTTCATTGAAACCTTGACGAAGCTGTCGTAATGACCACATTCCCCGCCCTGGTCCCCAGCTCCCGCACCTTGACCCCTGGCGAATATCCCGCCACGGCGTTCAGTGGTTACAGCGGCGCACAGAATCGCGTCAGGCACAGCAATGTATTTCTTGCGGCTCAATTGCGGCTGTCTTTTCTGGGCTTGACCCAGGCTCAGATGCTCGACATCTGGAACCATTACAACGGCCGACGTGGAGAGTTCAGATCGTTTCCATTGCCCGCAGAGGTGGTCAGCTACGGCAGTATCACCGATTACGTTCCGGGCACCTATCTGTGGCGGTACGCAGGGCCAGGGAGTGTTGAGGATCTACCCTGCGGCGGCCACAACGTCAGCCTGACACTGGAGACGGTGCCGCCATCGGCCGCCAGTGTGGTTGGAGCTCAACTGTTCGTCTCGCTGCGATTGTCGGCTGGGGCTGCTGATGGCGGCGAATATGTGGTAGGGATCTCCGAGACGGTTGCGCTCAGTTTGTCTGCCGGGGCCGCGCTTAATGCACAGAATGGACTGAATCAATCAATCGCCTTATCCTTGGCGGCTGGCAATGTGATTGGTGATGCCAACGCTAGTGGGTTTACAACTGGGGGGATTGCCCTAAGCGTGTTCACCGGAGATGTGATTGACCTAGGAGCAGAAGGTATCAATGAAGCAATCACGTTGAGCCTGGTAGCGGGGGCGGCGGATGGCGGAGTAGTTGAGCCCAACATTGGTGACGCTTACGGCGGAGGATATTTCGCTGGCTACATCTCGCACACGGCTGATGGTGTGGCGACGCATAGGTTGATTGTGGCGCCTGCGGCGACGGGGGCGACGGGGACGGGTTACACGTTGACGACGATGCTGCAATACAAGACGACAACTAGCTCAACGACGGGGACGTCTAGTGTCTTTGATGGTGCTGCAAATACCGCTGCAATGGTGACCGCTGGTATAAACGATCATCCTGCGGCTAAGTTTTGCACAGAACTGACCATTGGCGGCTATTCCGACTGGTATTTGCCGGCTCGGTATGAATTGGATATTGCATACCACGGGCTAAAGCCCACGACCGACTTAAACAACACTTTAAGCGGTATTAATGATTATTCGGTTCCAAAGCGAACAAGTAACCGGACAACAACTGATCCCGCTCAAACATCAGTAGCGGCATTCCAGTCTACAGGTTCAGAGAGATTTCAAGCTAGTGAGCACTGGTCGTCTTCAACTGCGTCCACCAATAGCACGGGTTCAAGCGTACTTTTTACCACAGGCCTTAACAATAGCATCTCTAAAACCCTGGCTCGCCGAGTCCGCGCCTTCCGTCGCGAGGCAATCTGACATCTCCATAGCCTGACCCCAACCCCCAGACCACCATGGCCAGCCTGATCTACAACTCGTTCCACGAAGACCTGGCCCGGGGCAACATCGACCTGGACACCAACACCTTTAAGATGATGCTGGTGACCAGCACCTACACCCCGAACAAAGACACGCACGCCGACCGGGCCGACGT